AACACCTCTACGGAATACAGCCTCAAGCATACGCTGGGTTACACGCTTGCCCTTCTTGTCGCCATGCTTGTCGTTATGTTCTTTGACCTTTTCAGCCAAACCCTTTTTGACAGCCTCACTGATTGGAGCCTTTTGATCTAAACCCTCATGGTCTGTTGGAGCTTCCATCAGCATATAGCCAATGGCCTCATCTTTGCCATCACGCTCTTGGTCTAGTGCCGCCGCTTTGCGCCTTGCCCATGTCTGCCCAGCATCACCACCCCATAATGCCCAAGCAATACGCCCTGCACTTGGATAGCCTTCTTGGTCACGCATAAAACCTTGCCCACGTTTATCGACCTCATGCCGACTAAAGAATGAGTGCATACGTCTTACTGTTCTGGGCGAGAGCTTTTCTTTTGATACGAGTTGGACTGCTCTTGCGACACCGACTTCTGTTCCGCCTCTGTTAAATTCTTTGCGCCATGCAAGCCCACGTTCAGCCTCTTGCGCCATTGCGTCAGTAGGTTGCGTGTCAACATCGCTCTCCGCCTTTGCATCATCATCAAGAACCTCACTGGTCAAGCGGTCATAATCATCATGGGATTCACAAGGCATAAAGACTACGCCATTGGCNGTNTCATGNGAGTGTGTGCCTATGCANCCTATTTGCTCTGCCCTATCTTCAGCCTCACCTTCAGTTGTAAATACGTCTTTTTCAACTTCCTGTTTAACCTCTTCACCCATTCCATAAGCGTCTTTACCATCTTGTTCGGCCTCCTGTCCTTCGGCTGGTGCGGTTTCTGTGGTTCCAAGTGGAAAGAGATTAGCCGCGATATAGACATCATCACCCCCTGTAATTGGCTCAAGCCCTAAACGCTCTCTAGCTTCATTACGAGAGATAATACCCTCACGGACTGCTTGTGTTACGTTTTCATAAACCCTGCGCCGCCTCTCAGTCATAGCTGGCACTGCCTCAAAGTCATATTCAATACGAATATCATCGCCATAAATAGGGGTCAGCCATTCATTCAGGTCAGACTGCACCCTTCTAGCAAGCGGCATTATCGTTTCTTCGTAAAGAGCCAGCCTAGCTTCTTGGACATTTGCATACGTCTGTGAGTCAGGAATACCAATAAGTTGAGACGGAACCCCAAAACACAGAGCGATATCCTTCGCCGCCATGTTTCGCTGTTGGAGAAAATCCATGTCTTTAGGGCTAAGACCCATTTCACGCCAATCAAAATCCCCCTCCAATAATAGTGGGCGACCCGCGTTAGCTGGACCCTTAAACTTAACATTTAGATCATCCTGTAACTGTTGCCGTTGACCATCACTCAGTTGGATAGGTAAACCCCTATCGTTTGACGGCTTAAATACAATAGCACCACTAGGTCTTGCGCCGTTGTTGAGCAAGCTGATGTTGTGTTTGTTGATGGCATTGTGGTTGTCAATGTCTACACACGCCGCCATGAGAGGGGATAACCCATAATAATCGTCTAGTGGGTTGTATAGCTTCATGTGCTTTACTTCGGATTCACCTGTAAGCGGATCGGCATCGTAGGTTTTAACAACCTTGCCCCCGATAACATACTCATACCCCGCTGGTGTTGTGGTCTTGCTAGGCTTAATTCTTATGCGGTCTGGCCTTAAAAGATAAAGCTCACGAACCTCACCCGCCACTTCAGAGCGAATAGCGTAGTTGTTCCCAGACAACAGCAAGTATGAATATACGGCTTGGAAATACTCAACCCCCGCTTGCATCGGGTTAGGGCGGTTCAAAAGAGTTAGTATAGGATGCTGGTCTAACTCCATATCGCCTTGAAATGCTTTGAATGGAATACAAGCCGCGCCATTTGCAATCTCATTTACGCACCGATAAACAATGGCGTTCTGCCTATAGCCCTCATCTGCATAGGCTTCATAATTATCCTTGCGATAATGACTGGTATTTGTCGTGCTTAAAACGACCTGTGGTGCCTCTTTTATCTCTACTGTTTTGGTTTGTAGGAAACTAAAAAAATCTCTGATGCCAGCCATTATGTAATTCTCCAAACAGCCGTCCCACTGGATTGGCTCAGTTCTGTCAACGCCCAGACTAAGGCATCAAGTCTGTCAGGTGATTTAGAACTTGCGGGAGAGTAGGAACATAATTGATCCTCAAGCTCTTTGAACATACCCACATGAGACACTCTGTTCTGTTCATATAGTGCCGCAATAGGCTCTGCTCTTATTAGCTTGCCCCTTGATGCTCTAACAGGAGTATATGGAACATTCTCATCAATGTTCCTCAAAAGCCCCTCAACTAAATCACCACCATTGTTAACTTCAGCCACGATACGGTCAGCATTATATTTGTAATACATATCTATTGCTGTGCGACCCCAGCCGTCAGGCGACATCCTACCAGAAACATCGTCAATTACATAGTATCTATTATCACGGCCTTTTCCAGCAACAATTATCCCTGTTTCATCAGATTCTTCTGTATTGGTAACGGCGGGATCAATAGCCACAACAATTCTTGACTGTAATGGCATATCACTCACAAGAATCCTGTCAGCCTCTATGCCCTTAAACGACCATAACGCCCCTTGAATATCCTCAAGCAACTCAGCATAAAGCTCTTGTCTGCCAAGTCTTGTCCCAGCGTACCTGTCTTCAAGCTGCTTTAGTGCGCTTTCAGCAAGGTTTTTATTGTTCTCAAAAGTATTACCCCGCGTTAAAGCAACGTCTTTGCCTTCTCGCCTTACTAAATTGACTATGATTTGGGTTGGTCTTGGGGTGGTTGTGATGATTAACTGCGGCTTCTCACCTAATCGTAACCCAAACATCATCTGATCATAAGCATCTGGGTATCGCCACGCGGCAAGCTCATCAGCCCAAACCCTGTGAAACTGCGGCCCTCTTAACCTGTCAGGCTCTATAGCCGCATATCCTTGGATGATTGAGCCATTCCATAGTTTGATTTCCATAGCTGTGCGGTTGTAGGCGTTTCCCTCGCCCTGCCAGAGACACTCTTTAGGGATGCAAGATAACAATCCGCTTGGCCCCTCAAAGCAAACACGCCTTAAATCGCCCTGTGTAGGGGCTACAACCCCGCACCGCATATTGGGTGTTGCCATAGCATAGGATACGATATCCTCTGCCCCTGTCCTTGTTTTGCCCCAACCACGCCCTGCCAGTATCAACCAGACTGACCAATCGCCATCAGGAGGTCTTTGTTTATGTCTAGCGGTTGATACCCACCTGACCTGACTAGCAAACGCATGAGCCTCTTCACCTTCAAGCGTTGCTGTGATCTGCTTCAGTCGCTCTATTTTATCTTCTGAGATAAGGGTATGACCGCCATCTGGTGACATCACTCTGTCTTGCTCCTCACTACATCATTCAAAATAGCAAACGCTTCACTAAGTGCAGTGTCCCCACGGTCTTCAGTTATCACATCATGCTTATCCCGCTGCCCTAAAAGCTGCTTGCCAAGCCAGATAGCCATAGTTGGATTGTTATGTTCTTCCATGATCTGTATTTGTTTGCGCCGTACAGATAGCTTTCCAACTCCCTGCCTTGGTCTATAGCCGCTCTTACGGCTGGATCATTGGTGTACTTGTCCTCTAGCGTTCTCAACGGAACCTTAAAGTATGCCGCAATCTCTGGCATCGTGCAGTTCAGTTGGCTCAAGTTCTCTAGTTGCTCTAGGTCAATGTCTACCTTTGGCCTACCCACAGGATTTTTGGGGGGCTGTTTGCCCTTGGGTTTTGGGGGTCTGCCAACTGGCTTTTTAATTTTTTCCGTCATCTTTTTAATGATACCACGAAAATTGCTAGGTAATTATTACTGTATTACACCTACGCCTAAAAAGAAAGGGACTGAACATTGCGCCCAGCCCCCTTCGATTTCTGTAGTGTAGGCGACCAAACCAAACTACGGAGTTGCCCTAATTTACCTACAATATTTTGTGTTGTCTACCCTTTATTGACACAACGTCTTGTGGTGTATCAAAGCATATCTGGCTGTACCCATGTCTTGCTTATTCTGTCTGCGGCTATGTCATAGTATTCCCGCTCTCGCTCTATGCCAATAAAGTTCATGCACTCTGTCTTTGCCGCCAGACCTGTTGACCCACTGCCCATNAATGGATCAAGCACTGTTCCCCCCTTTGGTGTTATAAGTCTACATAGGTATCTCATTAGCTCTATTGGCTTAACTGTTGGGTGCGTGTTGTTTCTGTCGCTTCCATTTGAGGTAACGCTCTCCTCACGCTCTGCGGCGGATGTTTTGGGGCAATAGAAAAACCTAGCGGCTGACCCAAAATCATCTCCCCAGACTCTTTCGCTGTCATCCGTTTTTTTCCACCCACTGTTATATGCTATTTTAGTTGTTCTTGAGACTTTTTCACTGGTTAATTTTCCACTTTTAGTTTGTGGAAACCTTTTCAAAACCTCTTCACTGCCATCATGTATTACGTTTGCTGGGTATCTGCCCAATTCGTTTTGTTTCTGGCTATCTTTGTCATCTTTCATAGCAAAATTTGTAACGCATTTGTCTCTATTGTTGGAACCAATATTCAACTTTTCAACTGTTTCTATTCTACACCCATCAATATTTATCGCCCCTGTGCCATGCTTGACCACGTTGTCTGCTATGGATTTCTCAGATATTGGCTTTCTTGCAAGCACTATAGGCTCATGGGCTGGCTTCAATGCTGTTCCCCAGCCTTCCAAGCCTTCAATCTTCTTGCCAATGTTCAGGCTTTTGGGGAATCCAGAGCCATATATCCACATGATCTGATCACGAATTTCAAACCCTGCATCCTCTATCGCAACTGCCATGCGGTGATATGTGCGGCTACCAGAGAACGCCAGTAAGTGTCCCCCTGCTTTCAGTAGCTCAAAGCACAAAGCCCATGTCTCTGCGCGGAACGCTATGTCTCCCCCATCCCATTCCTTACCCATGAACCCCCTTGATACTCTTGCAAAAGCACCATCTGTTCCATGCTGGGCTGGTGCAGAGCCTTCTTTACCGAACCGCTCTGTTATTGATGTCAGATGGTATGGTGGATCAGTGATTACCGCGTCCACTTTTACGCCCTGATCAATCAGCCGTTGCATTTCTATTAAGCAATCACCGTGAATAATCATTAACTCTTCGCCTCAACAAATTTACTATAAAGATTCTCCATGCCGACTTCACGTTTCATATATGGGAAAAACTCAATTTTTTTATGACGCAGCATATCTTTGCGCTGTTTCTTATTACCCACCATCATAATATATTTTAACTTTCTACTTCCTTTTTCAAAAGTGTAACCATCGTCAATGAACCTTTGTTTTTGCTCTGAACTGGTTATTGAGTGCTTCTTTGCGTATTTGTGAATGATTTTTGGGTCTACTCTTTTGCCATCAGGTCTAACCAAATAATTCACTGGTGAAGTAAAGCCGTAAAATTTCCAATTCGTAGCCTGATATATTGTGCCGATCTCACCCGCCTCTGGGTCAGAGTAAGCAATACAGAATAGATACCCACGCTTCGTAAGCTCCTTTTTTGCCTGACCAATAAGATACGAGCCTGTGTGGGGATGGGCGAATGGCGCACAAGCACCCCTCACTAAAACAATGCCTTTGTTGCGATAACCCTCACCAAATGGCTCCGTTAGCGCACCTGTCCCCGCTGTCAAACCAAAGCATCCAACCCCCACTAATTCACCATCGACAAACAAACCAAGGCTGAATTTTGTTGTTCCCATTGTTCCTAACCACTCATACTTGTGAATGAATCGTTGGGCTTTTCTAAATGGTATTTCCATCAACCTCGCGTTTTTCAAAGTTGCTGGCGGTTGGTTCAGTGGGTAGCTGTCTCGCAATCTCTTTTGAAAACAAACATCATCAAACTTTTCGCCGCGATACCCTAGTGGTCTGTTCGCCATTGAGTAACCTGTTTTTTTGCTCAACGATATTTTTATTGTTTCTGGGAACAAGTCCATCAGCCTTCTCCATTATAACACTATACTGACCATGATGACCGCCTATATAACTGGCAAACCTGTACCCCATTGCCTCGTACTTTTCGATCTCTTGATGTAATACAAATCTAAGTGTTTTCCCATCAGACATCGCTGTCCCCATAATAGCTCACTGGCTCTTGCTGAGTTATCTCTGGCTCGTAAACGTGCCGCACCAAGCTATACTTGAAGAAAGCCTCGCCTATAGAACCATACAAGCCCTGCTCCCTTATCTTGCGGATGATTACCCGCGTTTGATCTGCCTCAAAGTCCCTGTGAATAACCATGCCGACATCAGCCATGTTATTCCAGTGTGCCGAACCGCTAACATCATACAGGCTTGGTGGTGGGTACGCCCCATCTGCGCCTCTTTGCATCTTGGCTGGATGAGCAACTAGCCACATCGAAACATTATGAGATCGGCAAAACTGCTTACACTTCGATATCAAGTCTCTGATATGCTCATCTTCACGCTTGTTTCCGTCTCTGGTGCTGTCAATCTCATTGTATGGGTCAATGATAATCCCATTTACACCATGCCTTAAACAAGCCGCTTTTGCCTTACCTAAAAGCCAATCTATTGTTGGGATGGTTTCTTCTGCTTCAATAAAATGGAATCTGTTATCCAAGAAAGCCATTGCCTCACCAAGCTCCCTCTTTGACATCCGTTGACTAACGCCTACATCAAACGGTTTCTTGATTACCTTTTCTGACAACCGCCTTATGTGATTGGCTGTGGAATGTTCTGGTGAGAAGACGGCAAACTTCCAGCCGTTATTCTGGGCTAAGTTGACAGAAAGTTGGTCAATAAAATTTGATTTGCCATGATTGGGGATGCCTGTAACAACAGCAAAGGTGGCTGGCATCACCCTGTAAAACTCATCAAGATTATCAAACCCTGTGGATACTGGCCTCTGAATATTGCCATCGTAGATATCCAGAACCTCTTTTTCATAATGATGAACTGTGTATAATCCGTCTATGGGGTGTGGGGTTGCGTGTTCAATAATCTCCCTGAGTACGTCAATTCCATACTCCACCAAAACTTCATTGGCATCCTTGCACTTGATATCAGCATGATTTGGATACTCTACAGTCCAGCATCTATCTTTGCCGAATCTATGCACAAGCTCCATTTTCAAGGCGTTTCCAGCCTCATCATCATCAACTGCTATGATGACCTTTTCAGCTTCATGCAACCAATCACATGATTGCAAAGCCTGAAACCTTTTGTCGCTTTCATCAAACTTTGCAGTTTTTGGTGCGCCATCTGGCAATGTGCAAGCATATGAGAACCCTGCTTCAAACATCGACAGCACATCCATTTCACCCTCGACAATGATGACCTCTTTCCGCCCTGTGGATTCCCAGTGACCCTTAACCGCATCAATGTTGAATAATGTTCGCTCTGCACCGTTTTCTTGTCTGAATTTTTTGTCCTTGGTTCGATACTTGATATTAACCAACTGCGAATCTTTGTAATATGGAAACGCATAACAAGCCTCTTCACCATCCCCGAACCAGCTAGATGTGCGGCTAATATTGAATGCCTCGACTGTTTGCTTATTAATTCCCCGCCGCTTGAACCATTCCAGCATTGGCTGGCTCTCTGAGTCCGACTGCTTTAGAGGCTCTGGCCTTTTGTAATCTGTGCGCTTAAATCCACCATCAAAGCTCTTGCCTGATGTACCCCCCGCCCATTCGCAGTTGTGGCACTTCCAGACCGCACCGCCTTCAGGCTCAATCGTTACCGAAAGGCACTGGTCTTTTTTGTTTTTTCTGGTGTGAGAACATTGGGGGCAAATGGTCTTATGATCACCCTCACTAAAATTTCTAAGGCTGATGCCCTGTTCAACTAATTTTTCCATGATTACCCCGCAAGCTGATTTCTGTTACTGGTCGCCTGTTCTACTATTGAGACGGTTTCCCATCTCTTTTGATTTAGCCATGTAGTCGCGTGAGGAATATATGCCTTCTCCTTACCCGCACATGACTTCTTGAATTTATCTGTTGCAGATAGCAACTCTGTTACACCAATAAATTTTTCTGTGGCTTTTTTCCAACCCTCAAAAGCCTTCGACTTTGATCCATCTTTGCGCGGATACAGATTCCACCACTCATTGAACCCACTGGTGTATTTGTCACCCCTTCCAACATTATTATTATTATGTATATCTCTGATAGTATTGGGTGTTGTTTTTGTCACCCCCACCCTGTCGTTTTTGTCACCCCTTACAGACAAGGTGAAACTATTGCTGGTTTGCTTACCATCATCGCCATAACGCTTTGTGACTGTCAAAAGGCCAATGTCTTTGAGTTGATTGATAGCCCTCATTACGGTTCGATCATTGCATGAGCAAAGCTGGCCTAATTTTTTATATGATGGATAGGTCTGATGGCGGTCGTCAGCATAATTAGCCAGCATCATAAGAACCAGTTTCGATACTGAATTGGGGCAGTCTTGACTCGCCGCCCATGACATAGCTTGAAAACTCATTTGATACTCCGTTTATTTGGTCGCCGAAAATTCATGTTACAGAATGTAACTGTCTCTGTAAACTGATAGGTATCAGAAACTATTTTTTTCTTATGCACATGAAGTGTTGTTTTGACTCTACCCAGTAGGTTTTAGCGCAACCCTCGCCATGAACAATTCGCATCATATTTAAAAACAGCATCCGATTATATCTTGTTGGTGCAATCATAAAGTCGTTTACATTCAATGATGAGATTACCTTGTCCACAGAATGATGAGGATACCGTCCGTTGCGCTTTTCAGGCCAATTGTGCATCTGCGGCTCATTACGCATTTCGCTTATCTTTTTAAGCAATGAAAATGGAATCACGTTCATCTCAGAGGCTCCCCTGTAATCCAGCACACCAATGACCATCTCTCTCCTTTGGTTAATGGCGTTACCCTGTGAGGTAAAAAAGATGGAAAAGCTATAGCCGCCCCTGCATCTGGCTTTATTGACTGTTCCCCTGTTAAGAAAAACGCCAGTTCCCCGCCCTCATAATCATCGTTTAGCAATATTGATATGCTTATTTTACGGTTAGACGCATCACCTCTGCCAATATCCATGTGCCAATCATAGCCAATAGAGGGGGCTTTGTATCTTAGCAGTTGAGGTCGCTCCATCAGACCGCTTACATTCAACTCAAAGGTTTCGTTTGCTGATAATGCGGCAGAGCATATTAGCGCATCAACCCATTCATTGCTTTCATGGATAATATAAACATCCGTTTCTCTCGTTTTCAAATCCACGACATTTGAATTTTCAGCGTTTATCCTAGCTGTTTTGTGAATATTCTGTGGGTCTTTGTGAAGTGCGATAATGTCTTTGCATTGATTGTGGTCAATTTGCAAAGGTGACATTACCCCTAACTCACCCTCTCTATGCTTTGGCGGTATTACCATGCTCATCTAATCCTCCTATCGAATTAATTGTTTCAGTGGAACGCAAGAGCTTTCGCTAGTCCACTTTGTTTCGTCCCAAGTTCTGCAACCTAAGATAGCGTTTAAAACAGCCCATTCAAAAAGTATAACAATAATGAATAGTAAGAATACTGAAGCCGTTATGTTTAGCAATTTCCTCATTTGCATAATCATCCTTAACTCCTATGAAAACGCCCCCAGTTATGAGGGCGTTTTGTTTAGTCATTAAATTCATCAGGGTTTAGTTTTTGGTCAGCTAAATGCAGCCCATAAAGAATCGCCTGTTGTGTTGTTACGCTAAAAGCTAATCTGTCAGCTAAACATCTGGCAATAAATTTGGCCTTGTTGTTGACCTTGTTATCTATATGGTTTGGGTTTGGGTGTTGCTCAGACTGCAAAATTTGAGCTGGTTTTTCTGCCTTACTTTTGCTGATATAGCGATAAACGCCAACCCCATCGCGCATTGATTTCACAATGTCATGCCCACGGTTTCTGCAATCAGTGATGTAAGTGCTGATTGTTGATTTGGTTTTTCCTAGCTTTTCAGATATTTGATCAACTGAACGTGCTTGCTTGCTAATCATTGGAAGAATTACTTCCGCATATTTTCGGTTATCCATCTGGAACTCCTTATTATTTTACTAATTGTTGTAATAAAAATGCGTTGTTACTGGAGCCAAAGTCATCAAGAACACTGTGACCTCTACCCGCTAAACATCTTGCAACGGCCTTATGGTTTGTCGGGAATATCGCATAATCAACTTGCTTTGCTAATTCACGACACTCCATTAAATCCCTTTGATATACTTGTGCCTCGTCTTTAGAAGCTCTCAAGTCAACCACAGGGGTATAGCTACAGGCGGTTATTGATCCCGCCATTATCAAAATAACCCATTTCATATCATTGACCTCACCTTGAGCATCGCGGAAACAAATTCCTTGAATTGATCCTCTGTCAGAAACCGATACGGCAGATGAGGTGCAATCATAACGTCTAATGGGTCAACGCGGCTTACGCAGCGATGTGTGGCCTTCCTGATGCCTTCTTCATCTTCATGTTCAATCTCTGGCCTGTAGATGTAGCCTTTATGAGAATACTCAGGCGCGTTGTGCCAACTAATCATTTTTCTTCTCCTTCAGAGCTTTTTCCAGAGCCACTT